GGTGCTGCTGTTGGTGCTGCTGTAGGCTCTGCTGCTGGTTGTGCCGCCGGTTGTGCTGCTGGTTGTGCTGCGGGTGCTGCTTTTCCAGCTGCAGGAGCTTTCTGATCAGCGGGACTAGGCTGTGTAAGACTTTTTTGTAACAGTTGCAGTATACGCTGCTTGCCTTTTTTATCTAGCTTATCAATGTTGGCCTTGACCTGAGCATACATGGTCTGTCCTGTTTGTGCTGCGTCTTGACCCGCTGTGGCCTGTGCAGTTTTAGCCATGGCCTGGGCTGCTGCACCTGTCTGTGGTTTTGCTGCTGGAGCACCCGCTGGTCCTGCTTTATTAACATCCTGTGCTGTAGGTGCTGCTGCTGGAGCAGCGGCTTGCGCAGGTGCTGCTAATCCTGATCCACCGCCTGCCGCAGGTGCTGCCTGTTGTGCTGGTGCCGCTGGTGCTGATCCACCACCAGTAGTTGTAGTTGTTGTATCTCCGCTGCCATCATCGGGCACAGGATCTCCTGCTACTGTGGCTTTACCTCCTGCATAACCTTTCTTAAATGCTCGACCTAGACCAGCTACGCCGCCAGCTACAGCACCAACGCCTTTGGCTGCGGCTCCTACACCTTTACCAATAGCTGTGCCTATACTGCCCAACGGTCCTTCGTCAAGTTGTTGGCTTTCTATTAAAATTTCATTGATTTTCATGTTATGCAGTTCCTAATTGTTTTTGTAGATACGCTATTAATCTAGTTCTGTCTTTCTTATTTAACTGACTTACACTGGTTTTAACTGTGCTGTACATAGATTGAGCCTTGGGATCTTCTGCGGTGTCGCCACCGGCCGCAGATCCCGCCACAGGTAATTTCATATCTGTGTAGACTTTGTCAATGACACCGGCGTCAATGCCGCCGTAATTGAGTAAAAATTTCTTTAATTCTTCAGAATCTGTAGGTGATCCTTCTAGCTTCCAGGCAGCTAACAGTTTGGCTGATGTGACTTTTTCTGTGGCCTGTTTTCCTGCCCATTCTGCACCCTTGGCTACTGCGCCCGCGACTTTGCCAGCACCTGCTTTGACCTTGTCCAAGAAACCCGCTTCTGTGAGCACACGATTGAACAGCATATAGACCTGTCCTTCTGACAAAGGACGAGCCTGCGTATAATAACTTTCTTTCTTTTCTTTTCCAGATGAGCCAGTCGATGCTGCCACAGCACCTTGTGCGCCAGCTTGCAATCCCTGTTTAGCTGTGTTGATAAACTGTAATATACTGTCATTGTCTTTGGCAGCTTTCCATGCACCGTCCACCATTGACTGCATGTCTGCCATATAATCTTTGCTTCTAACTATATCGGCAACCATTTTTAACTGATCAAATCCTTCAACAGCACCATCTCCCCCACCTTTGATCAAATTCATAGCTGCACGGATAGCACTGGCTTCTTCTGGTTTGACTAATGCGTTGAATCCTTGAGTAGTTTGCGTCCACTCCATGCCCGGAGCTCTTAGAGTTTTAGTTGCGTCCCAACTGATGTTCTCTAATCCAGCATCACTAGATCCAAACGGTATAGATTGCTCACGGAATCCTGCCATCCAATTGCCCAGCATTTCAAATGCTTTGCCAGATAGATAACCCAGTGCTGCTGTCTTAATACCTTTGCCAACTGCTGTGCTGAGTTTCTCACCTTTGATCAATTCAGCTGCACCACGTAAGACCTGACCAGCGATAGCACCACCCACTGGTCCACCGGCTAGAGAAGCAAGTGCCGTTAGCACACCGATAACAGCTGCGCTCTTGCCTGGATTCTCTTTCATCCAGATGCCTAAATTCGAAATACCGTCTAGCAGTTTTGAATCGGGAAACTTTTTATTGATGTCATTCTTGAGTTTGTCAAACTTTTGATCCATCATCTTTACGGGAGTTGTGTCCTGTAGCCATTTGCCAACATTGTTGATCACGTCGTTGGCTTTTTTAGCAACATCAACTCCCGCACCTACTGCTGTGCGATTAGCGCCACCCTCTACTGATTGCTTTTCCAGCTGTTGAAAAATACCTTTGATCTGATCTGCAGTTAGACTTGCTTCGATCAAAGGCTTGAATTCGTTATATAGTCCTTCTACTATTGATTTTTGTTCTTTGGTTAAACCTTCACAGCTTTCTCTAAGAATAGACTTAGAAAAATTCATATGTTGTTCTAATAGCAGTATGGGATCAGATAAGTTTGTTAGACGCATTTATTCATTCCGTCGAATTATTAGTTATTTATTTGAATAAAAGAGCTAAAGCTCTTTTGCGTTTTCGCTCGCGCTCAACGCATTTTTTCTTTCTTTGAATTTACAAGTGGTGTTATTATTAATGCGAAGCATTTAAGTATTATGCAGATTGTTCAGTCACACTTTGCCCAGACCGGGCAAAGATAAGAGCATTATGCGAGTTGCACAGTACACTTTAGCGTTATAGCATTACAGAGGCGGTTGTCCGGTACCTCGAGCCACGTCTTTATAACAACGGCGGTTTACTAAAATACGCTAACACTTTAGTAAACGTAGGGTTTTTCTCCCTTCATTTTGCCTTTTTATTCTTTTCAAATAACCAAATCGCAGGTCTTAGTAGCGATCGTCATCCTTTCGGGTAGTGGTTAAGCACCTTTGCGGCAAGGTTTTCCGTCCCTGTGTACACGTAGACCAGGTTTAGAGCGCACGAAATTAAGGCCTGCGCCAGCCAAAAAACCGCATTATTTTGCCTTTTTATGTTCTTCTAGACGCTGCCTAAGTATGTTTGATCCGCCTACTCTGACGTTTATAATGCCATTATAATAGTCATCTGTTTCTAAAACTCGGCGTTCAAACTGCTCTCTAGCCTCTAGATATGACATTTCTGCCTTGGATTTGCAAAGATAAAGTATTTCTCTTGTGAAGTTTTCCGGACCTAATGCTTGGACGTCTGCGTTTAACCTATCAGATGAGCCGAAATAGTCGCGCCAATCGCTTTCTACTGTGCTTCTTCTTTTAAGTTTTTTGCCTTTGAGTGGTGGTTTTGTGCGTTTAAACTGTGCTAGTTTCTTGCCTATGTACTTCTGCCCGGTCTTGAGATTCGTAATGAGATAAACAAAGCCAATGTAGCCTTCGGGTATTTCTTCTACGGGTTGATTTTGATACGTCCATTGCACTCATTTAGTTACCTTAGGGGGCCTACCGTTCTTACCGTTTCTGGCTAATTTGCGTTCTTGCCTTATTTCCTGTATTTCTACTCGCCTAATTGATGCCTCTTTACGTATTTCTGAAAGCCAATATCTTGCCTTTAATCCTGCTTCATCAGACCCACGATATGTAAAGCGGTCCTGCCACTTAAAGTATTCTTGAAATGCTTTGATCATTCTATCGTGAGCTTCTGTAGTCATTGCATTATTTCAATATCTGTAGAATAACTAGTGAATCCGTTTTCTTTGATCACTTTTAGCACGTGATTAACACGACTTGTTAGGTCGTCTCTGTGCGAAATCAAGAATACATTCTTATCTCGTTCTCTAGTCATACGTTTTAATACAGCAATACTCGACTCTACTCCAGACGCATCCATACCGCTGTCTACTAATTCGTCGATAAACAATAGATTAATGCTTTGATACAGGTTTTCCCATACATCGCGGAATGCCCAACTCAGACTCAAGATTAATCTGTTGCGCTCACCACGACTCAAATTATCAAAATCTAAGTCCTGGCCTAACTGAGTTATGATTACACTTAGATCATTTTGAAATTCTACTATGTGAGGAAGACCAATTTTATCTAGATAATAGGTTAGTCTTTGATTTAAGAATGCTAAATTCTGATCAATAATACGTTTGCGAACAAAGCTATCTTTGTTTGTTAGTAGCTTATGTAAAAACTCTTGATGATCTTTCAGTCTAGTCAGCTCGTTTACAGCATCCCAGTCAATTTCCTGTACCGCAGTTTTTTTAAGTTCTTCGATTTGTTCAGCGTAGGGATTAGTTTCGGCTTCTTTGAATGTGATGTCTCGTTCTAATCGATCTACTGCATTCTTATGGTCTAATGCCTGCTCTAAGTTTTCGTAGATTACTTTTGGACAGACACCTAATTCACCTAATAAAGACACTGCTTCGTTAAGAGTTGAAAGTTCTTCAGAGTATTCTACGATTATTTTCTGACTGTCATCTACCTGTTTGGATTTAGAAGACATCATTTCGTCGTGTTTGTGATCATGAATACCTTGTCCACAGGCATGACATTTATGTTCCGCCAAAGACAGCAGTTCTTTTTTAAGTTTTTCTAGATTTTTTTGTTCTTTTTCTAGAGTAGAAGTTTGTTTAGCAATTAACGATGTTAGGCTGTCAATTTCTTTTTTGTTTTTATTCCATTCTGTTAATGCACGTTGATTTATAATTTCGTTATCGATGTCAATATTGCTGAGTCTATCGATATTCTTTCTAAGATTCTCTAGAGCAGTTTCTTTTTGATCTTCCCACAGCTTTTGTTTGCGCTCTAAAGATTCTATGCTTTGTTGTATGCGATCATTAGAGGCTTTTACTGTTTCTATACGTGTGTTTTCTGTAGCAATAGCATCTTTAGTAAATTTGATCTGTTCTTTTAGTGCTTCTGCTTTTTCTGATAGCAGTGTTATACCTAATAATTGTTCGATGATCGACCGTTGATCAGACGACTTCATAGAAAGGAACGGTTCAGTGTAGGTGTTAAGAGCCACGAGATGCTTGAACATCTCGTGACTCATACCGATCATTTCGTCGATAGCTTTCTGTGTTTCTCTTGAATCGCCTTGACTTTCGTCGAGATCTTTAAGTTCTTGTTCTTCGCCATTGATAGAGAACTTTAAAAGATTAGGT